GAGCCGGAGGTTCAACTTGTAAGCGAAACTTACTTGTTCGGCGGCACCATCGACGCCCCAGCGCGCGACCGCGATGGCAAGATCGTCTTGTTGGATTGGAAGACCAGCAAGGCCATCGTCCCTGCGCACAAGATCCAGTTGGCCGGCTACGAGCAGCTTTGGAACGAGAATCGCCCGGACATGAAGGTCCAGCGCCGCGGGATCGTTCGCATCGGCAAAGAGTCACCGGATGACTTCGAGGTGTCTTGGATCTTCTCCGCGGAGCCGCTGTGGGAAAACTTCAAGGCTCGCCTCGCGCTCCACTACGCGAACCTGCGCCTCAAAAAAGCCGCCTAAATGAAACGCACCCGCCGGTTCGTCGTCCGAGAGCAGACCTTTGGTCTGGTCGTGGAGTTCTATTGCGGAACCCCGCAATTATCGGCGATCCGGCGGTGTGCGAACATCCTCCAGCTCGACCCCAAAGACCCCGACAACCAGCCCGACGACTCAGACGCCGCCTGGGCCATGTGCCTCGGCAGCCAAGCGGTCGTTTGGATCGAAGACGCCGCGGACACCGGCTCGCTCGTCCATGAGTTGTATCACGTTGTGCAGGATTTTCTAAAGCACATCACCAGCAGCGACGAGGAGACCGGCGCTTACTTGATCCAATACCTTTTCCGAGAAGCCATCAAAAAGAACAAGCCATGAAAAAACCCGCAGGACTGTACGCAAACATTCACGCTAAAAAAGCCCGCATCGCCGCCGGAAGCGGTGAACGCATGCGCAAACCCGGTTCCGCCGGCGCGCCTACTGCCAAAGCATTCCGCGCATCAGCCAAGACCGCCAAAGCCCGCCGATGACCTCCGGCGCCCTCATCGCCTTGGTCGGCTTCATCTACTTCGCCGTAGCCATCGACCTCGGCCTCATCCAGCACCGCTATTGGCATTCACTAATCTGGCTGGGCTACAGCATCGCCCAGATCGGTCTCTGGCGCATCACAATTTATGAGTAAATTCAGCATTATGACAGACGAGATCGCCGAAATCGACAAAACCATCACACTCCTGCGCAGCAAGCGCGAGAAGCTGGTGGCGCGCGAGGCGAAGAAAAAGGCCGACGCCCTCTGCGCCGAGATGCGCAAGCGCAAGCAATCAAAATGACTTTCAAGTTGCAGGCTCAAGCGGGTTCTTGCCGCGGTTCATGTGGTGTGGCCGCGCGGACCATCTCCGGGATGCCCAGCTCCAGCGAGCAAGACGACTGGGGCGCCTGCACATTTTTTCCATGATCTCTTGGCCACCCCAAAACTTCCGCGTCGAAGTAGACGGCATCGGCACCTGCCGCGTGCTCTACGTCTGCGCGCAGGGCGGCCTTGAAAACGACTACGTCACTGTCTGCCGCGAAGACAGCGGCCGGTGGCTGACCGCGCGCATCGACCAACTCGCTGCCGCGGAGAATCCGACTTTGGACATTTTGGGCGCCGCGCCGGTTTAACCAACGGCTTGGGGAAGCTGGCGTTGCGCAAACGCACCGGCCGGCGCCCGATCTATTTCGTGAACGAGCACGCACAACGCTTCAAGCCCACGCCGCACCCCGTCATGCAGGTCGATCTCGACTTGCTCGAGAAACTGGGGCCGGACGAAGGCTGGAAATATCTCAAAACACGCGAAGAGCTGATCGCCCGCGAGGCCAGCGATCCGTTCCGCTATGGCTACATCCCGCCGGTGTGGAAGCGCGCTTCTGAATTGCTGGAAAAGCACCGTGAAATCCTCGTCATGGGCGGAAACCGCTCGGGAAAAACGGAATGGGCGGCGAAAGAAGTCATAAAAACGCTTTATTCCAAGCCCGGAGCAGTCGTCTGGTGCTTCCAAACCACGGCGCCTAACTCCATTGAGTTGCAGCAACCTAGAATTTGGAAATACATGCCGCCGGAATGGAGGACGGCGAGAAAAGGGCAGATTACGAATATAACGTACAGCGTTAAGGGGGGCTATACAGAACAGAAGTTCGTGACCCCACAAAACAGTATCTGTGTTTTTCGCAATTACTCTCAAGATCCGTCCACGCTTGAGGGCGGCGAAATCGATTTTGCTTGGGCGGACGAACTGGTCCCGCTTGATGTCCTTGAAACCCTCCGGTTCCGCTTAGTAGACCGCAACGGCAAACTCGCCGTGACCTTCACGCCGGTCGAAGGCTGGTCACCGACCGTGTCTGACTACTTGAGCGGCGCCAAGACCATCACCGACACCGACGCCGAGCTGCTCCCGCTTAAAAACGACAAAGGCGAAGTCTCCGGCTACGACAAAGTGCCCATCGAGCAGATCAATCCCAAGGGCCGCCCGATCCTTTACTTCCACACGCAAAGCAATCCCTGGGCTGGCTGGTCCCGCATGAAGAAAGAGCTGCAGAGCGAGACCAAAGAAAAAATCCTCTGCCGAGCCTACGGCGTCCCGACCAAAGCCATCTCCGGCCGGTTCCCACTCTTCAACCCCAAGGTCCACGTCATCCGCGCCTCGGATGTCCCGCAAGGCACCCGCTACCACTGGGTCGATCCGGCGTCTGGCAAAAACTGGGCGATGATCTGGACAGTGCATGACACATCTGGCCGCATCGTCGTCTACCGCGAATGGCCCAACCAGACCGACTACATCGAGGGCATCGGTTATGCCGGCGAGTGGGCACTGCCAGACGGCAAAAGGCTCGACGGCAAACCCGGCCCCGCGCAGCAGGACTTCGGCTTCGGCCTTGAGCGCTACAAAGACGAAATCCTGCGCGTCGAAGGCGGTGAGGAAATCTTTGAGCGCTGGATGGATTCGCGCTACGGCAACGCCCGCACGCTCGGCAAGGAATCCCCGACGACCCTCATCGACGAGATGGCCGACCTCGGAATGCTCTTCACGGCAACACCGGGCGATTCCATTGATGAAGGCGTGAGCATGATCAATGACGCACTGTCACACAATCCTGAGAAGCCGGTGGACTCCCGCAATCAGCCGAAGCTCTACATCAGCGAGAACTGCAAGAATGTCATCCACTGCATCCAGACGTATACGGGCGCGGACGGCAAGCGTTCAGCGAACAAGGACTTTGTAGATTTACTGCGCTACGTTTGCCTCTCCGACGCCATCAACGTCGAGGGCGACATCCTGCGATCAACCGGAGGAGGAAGCTACTAATGACGCAATCGCCGCCATCCCCGCCCAGCCGCCTGCGCCCCGGACGCCGCGGCAGTGACATCCCGCGCTGCGGCATCTGTGCCAAGCCGCTTCGTATCCAAGACATCCACGGCCACGACACCCACCTCGGCCCTGCCTGCCGAGAATGCGGCCCGCACCTGCAGAATGCCATCCATGCGCTAGAGATCATCGTAATGCGTCGCGGATGACGAGTTAACCCATACGAACGACTGCATTCGCCATTCGCAAACCCCGAACACAAACATTATGCTATTCACGCAAAAAACCAAAACCATCCCCACCGACCTCTACACCGTCAACGAAGACTTCGACCGCGAGGGCGCCTTAGCCTTTAGCCGCGACCAGGCGCCGCCTGCCTACCTCGCCGTCATGCTCGAGCTGCAGGACAGCATCTCCGACATCCGCACCTTGGTCGCCACCATGGCCACCGCCAAAGAACCCGGCTACCTAGCCCACGCCGCCGGCCAGCTCAACGCCCTGCAGGAACTCTGGGACACCTTGGAGCAACGCCGCACCGAAGCCTCAAGGGTTCAGTAGCAACTTGCCGGCAACTTTGATCGCGGTTATTCTTCGCCCATGAGAGCTGTTTTTGTTGTGGTCATCACCACCTGCGCCGTGCTTGGATTGGGCGCTTGGGCACATTGGCAATACATGTCTCGCGCCAGCCTCATCGTTTGGCTCTGCATGGTTGCAATGTTACTAGCATGCGGCGCCATGGCGTTCACGCTGATAAAGTAGAAGCGGCATCTTGCCGTTTAACCCCGATAGGGTCGCCGTGGCGACCGCTGCATACTTTTTGCGCAATAGTTTTTGCGACTAAAGGGCAAGCGAGAATAACAACTCAGCAAAAAGTATGCGCCGGTCAACTCCTCGACAGTTTGGAATAGTTGCCGCAGATCGCCCCTGACTCCATCTGCCGCCGCCAAAGTAACATCCCGCGACGCTAACGGGCTTAGTGTAAAGCCATGTTCCCGATCTACTACCAATCGGGCATAATCCGGCGGCTGTCCCAGTATTTATCCCCGATCGGGAACCATGTTACAGAAAAAGCCCCGTCTTTATAACGCGCCGCGACAGGAAATCACGGTCGCCGCTCGCCGACCCGCCGTTAACTGACAGATTGTTGCAAAACGTATAACTCGGCGCGTGCTATCCTACGCTTTGTCACAAAAACACCGCACAAAAGGTGACAGAAAGTGCAATCACTTGTGCAGAACTGTAGCCGATCCTATCCACGCCACACCTGCCAAATGTCTCCCGGCGACACAATCGAAGTATCGCACAACGAGACTTTCCCGCTCTCCCTCAACCCTCATCCCTCAACCCTCAACTTTTCTGCTGGACATTTGTACAGCAGTGTGAGATAATTGATGTATCAAAGTTGAGTCGTGCCCGCATGGCACACCGGTTTGATCGGACTGGCAGACGCTCTGCCTGGTTCCTACTTGAGAGGTTTAAGCTCATGGCGACAGATAACGCGGCCCCGGCCGTAGATGTGGAAGATTTCGACGTTATGTCGATCAGCGAAGCGCTAGTCGGACTGGATCAACCAGCACCGGAAGCGGCTGATCCCAAGACCGACGCCGAAGAAGAAAAGCTCTCTGACAATACTGACGAGTCGGACGAATCCGAGGCCGAAAAGCCCGCGGAAGAGTCCGAAGATGAAGATGCCAAGGAGTCCGAGGACGAAGAGTCCGAAGACGACGACGCCCCGGTTCCGCAGGAGAAAGTCCAAAAGCGGATCGACAAGCTGACGGCCCAGAAAAAAGAAGCCCTCGAAAAGGCTCAGACGCTGGAGACCGAATACAGCGCGGCCAAGACCAAGCTCGCCGAACTAGAGGCGCAGGTCAACGAAGCCAGCCGCCCCGTCCTTCAGCCCTCCGCGGACAACCCGCTGGCTGATGTCGATACGCAGGAAGCGCTCGAGGCTAAAATCAAGTCCGCGCAGGAAGTCCGCCGCTGGGCGCTCCGTAATACGGACGGCGCCACGGTCAAACGACCAGACGGCACTGAGGTCTACGTCGATTCTGACGAGGTAAAAAACTACCTTATCCGTGCAGACGATGTCCTCACGACTTACGGACCCGCGCGCCAGCAATGGCTCGCCCAACGCCAGCCGGCCGTTGAAGCAGCCAAGAACCTGTTCCCCGACATCTTCACCAAAGGCACCGCGCTCAACACGGCCTACCAAGCAACCGTGAAGCAAGCGCCCGAGCTGCTCAAGCTGCCCCAGGTCGAATACTGGGTCGGCCTCGCCCTCTACGGCGAACAGCAGCTCATGCAAAAGCAAGAAGCCCAAAAGGCCAAAGCCAGCGCCGCCAAGAAAGTCTCGTCAGCAAAATCAGAAGCCAAACTTCCCACACCTGCATCCCCGGTTAGCGCAGCCAAATCTGCCACCAAGACAAGCAGCAAAGACGCTGCAAAACGACTCTACGAACGAGGCGACCGCCAATCGCTGGAAGCCTTCGCCGAGAGTCTTCTTAGCTAACCCAAAAACAGAAAGAACCAATCATCATGGCTACTGGATCAATTTTCCCAGTGACAGGTCAGCGTGAAGACCTGAGCGACGTTATCACTATCGTCGATGCAAAAAACACGCCCTTCGTTTCGGCCGCCCGCAAAGGCGCCGACATCACCAACGCCGGAGTCTACAGCTTCCAGGCCGACAAATATAACGACCCGTCCTTCGACGGCGTCCTAAGCAATCAAGACGTTTCCGCGTTCGACGATCCCTCCAAAAACCGCGCCCTCCTGAGCGCCCGCGGGCAGATGTTCCGCCGTGCCGTTAAGGTGGACACGTTCGTCCAAG